GCGGGCGAGGGTCATGGGGGCATTGGCGCACGGATCAAAGCCTGCCGCATCCATCACGGCATCGACAACGGGGCGCCGATCTATGTCCTGCGCCACCAGGTGAACCTGCGATCTAGCGCTGACGACATCAATACCTTGATGCTGTCGATTGCGCAGCTGCAGGAGGACAAAGGATTCACCATCGATCTGATCGTCATCGACACGCTGGCCCGGGCCTTCGGCGGGGGCAACGAGAACAGCTCCGAAGACATGGGCGCGTTCATCACCTCATGCGGCCACTTGCAGCAGGTCTTCGCGGCCGCGCTGCTCGTTATCCACCACAGCGGTAAGGACCAGGCCAAGGGGCTGCGCGGCCATTCGTCGCTGCTCGGGGCCGTGGATACGGAGCTGGAACTGCTGCGCTTTGACGATCAGCCGCGGGGTGTGGTCACCATCAGCAAGCAAAAGGACGGCGAGGATGGCGTGCGTTATGGGTTTGAGATGGTGGAGATTGACATCGACGAGCCAGGCGAGAAGGGACTCGGACTTGATGAGCCGCGCAAGTCTTTGGCCGTGAATCCCTCAGACGGTGATGCGCTGGCGCGCTCCGAGGAGGCAAAGAAAGTAGGCCTTAATCGCTCAGGCAAGGGCAAGAAACAGCAGATCGCGGTGCAGGCGTTGAGGGACGTAATTAACGCTAAAGGTACACATTGGAAGGTGTCGGTCGGTATCCGTAAGTGCGCGAAGGTGGACCAGTGGAGGGATGAATTTGCGAAAAAGATGGGCAGTGACGAGGCCGGCAGCGATGCTTTTAGGGCAGCCTGGAGGCGCGTAAGGAGCGATTCAGGACGTCCTTCTGACGTAAAAATTGAGGGAGATTGGGCTTGGATTGAGCAGTTCGAGGAAAAGACAGATGAATACTTTAGACCTGGACGAATGGTCGAATCGTGTGACGAATCGTGACGATTCGTCCACCCCCAGAAGAGCGGTCAAACGCGTGACGAATCGTAGCAAGGGTATATCTTGCTACGATTCGACCGCCCGATCTCACGATTCGTCACGCTACGTCAGTGGAGACTAACTTAATGAAGAAAAAACAAAGCAGAAAACCGGGGCAAATTCCGACGCCAGTCGAGGTGCAGTTTCCTGAGTCTGAGTTCTCGAGGTTCTTTAAGGCGCGGATGGTGGAGCTGGACCGCATCAAGCGCGAGCACGAGGACAAATGGGGTGTGAACAGAGTTATTGCTTTGGTAGACGTAGAGTTTCGTATCAAAGTGTGGAAGCAGGCCGAGCGGGTCTGGGAGGCGGCAGGGACAGAGGATTTCAACCGGCTGGCCGCGGCGTGCGATGGAATGATTCGCGCATACCGGGCGATGGACAAGTGGGCAGTTGACGAAGGCATTGCGCCCGCGGGGCAGGTCAAGGCAATCGAATGGGAGATGGACGACGGGGCCGTGATGGCCGTGGTGCAAACCGAGGCCGACGCGGCGGCGTATCAGCGCACCAGGCCGGACGTGGAGAACCGTCACGTCTGGTCGATGCAAGAGCTGGTGACGATGCTGGAAAGCGGTCTGGGCAGCGACATCGCCAGGCTGAAGGCGACGCTCGGGATGCCTGCGACCCTCGTCAAGGTTGAGGCCAATGGCTCGGGGTTCGACGACTTCGAGAACGACCTAGACCTGAAAAAGCCGAGCGCGACACCTAAAATGTTCCCGACCGACATGAAGCCGCTGCAGAAGATGCGTTAGGCGCGTTTAACGGGCTTATAGGGCGCTTTATGGACTCAAAGACATACCACGGCATGGATCGCATGAAAAAAATCGCTTGGAGGGCGTTTTAATGGCTGGCACGCCGAAGTTCCATCAGGATATGAAAATGCTGGCGAAGCTGCCAGAGGACATGATTTGGTCGATGTTGGAGGCCGGAAAGAGTCACACCGACATCTGCCTCGAGATGGGAATCAGCCGCAAGGCACTCGAGCGCTGGATGGACGAGGTCGACATTGACGGTGATAAACTCGCGCGTGCACGCGCACAAGCCGCTGATCGCCTTGCGGTAGAAACGCTACAGATAGCCGATCAGGCAGATCCCGAGCACGCCGCGCACGCTCGCGTCCGCATCCAGACGCGCCAGTGGCTGGCGGAACGATGGAATCAGAAGACTTACGGCTTACAAAAAGCGCAGCAGATCAACATTAACGTCCAGGATCTGCGCATGAACGCGCTGCGGCACGTCGAGGTGGTCGAGGACTTATCCACAGAAGTCACGCCCAAGTTGTCCACATAAGCCTGTGGACACGCGGCCAAGTGCCCAAGAAAGCAGCAAAACGTGGGTTTTGCACGCATCACAATTTGACATAATGACTCTTGTATTTCTTTGCAAACGTAAGGCGCGCGTAAGAGAGCAATGAAATCAACGACTTAGCGCAGCGCGGCCTCGATGCCGCGTGTGTGCGGTGCAGCACAAGTTGTCCACAGTGGCGGCTCGGGCTCCTGGCCGCGGACGGCGCGAGACCCCCCTTCGCTCGGCGCGGCGGGGCGGTTGTGGCGGCGCTTCACACCTACCGATTCCCAAAATCCGAGACTTGCGTACATAATCACATCGCCGCACCCCCTCCCCCCACCATCACGGAACAACGTGCCCGCGAAAAAAAATTTAGAAGTTGAGCTGGCGAATAACCCGTTTGTCGAGTTCGTCAAGCTCTACAAGAACAACCCGGTTCGCTTCGTGCGCGAGGTGCTCAACACCACGCCGGACGAGTGGCAGATTGAATTCCTGAATCACATTGCCAAGGGCAACAGGCGCATCAGCGTCCGTAGTGGCCACGGCGTTGGCAAGTCGACGGCCGCCGCGTGGGCGATGCTGTGGTATCTGTTCCTGCGCTTCCCGGTGAAGATCGTGGTCACCGCGCCGACGAGCAGCCAGCTGTACGACGCCCTATTTGCCGAGGTCAAGCGCTGGGTAAAGGTGCTCCCCCCGATGCTGGCCGACCAGCTCGAGGTCAAGCAGGACCGCATTGAGGTCAAGGATGCGAACACTGAGGCGTTCATATCGGCTAGAACCAGCCGAGCCGAGCAGCCCGAGGCGCTGCAGGGCGTGCACAGCGATAACGTGATGCTGGTGGCCGATGAGGCGTCCGGTATCCCTGAGCAGGTATTTGAGGCCGCTGCCGGCTCGATGTCTGGCCACAGCGCCGTGACGCTGCTGCTGGGCAACCCTGTCAGAAGTAGCGGGTTCTTTTATGACACGCATAACCGCCTGTCGGGCGACTGGGTGACGCTGCGCGTCTCCTGCGAGAACTCGCCACGGGTGAGCCAGGCGTACATCGAGGAGATGAAGTCGCGTTACGGCGAGGAGAGCAACGCCTACCGCATTCGCGTGCTGGGTGAGTTCCCGCGCAGCGACGACGACACCGTAATCCCGATGGAGCTGCTCGAGATGGCCCTGGCGCGGGACGTTTCACCAAGCGCGCACGCGCCCGTCGTGTGGGGTCTGGACGTTGCCCGCTTTGGCAGCGACCGCAGCGCTCTGTGCAAGCGCCAGGGTAACGCGCTGCTGGAGGCGATCAAGACGTGGAAAAACCTGGATCTGATGCAGCTCACGGGCGCGGTTGTCGCTGAGTACGAGATCCTCGCCCCCAGCGCCCGCCCTCGCGAGATCCTGGTGGACTCTATCGGCTTGGGCGCTGGCGTCGTTGACCGCCTGCGGGAGCTGGGTTTGCCTGCCCGCGGCATCAACGTCGCGGAGTCCCCGGCGATGGGATCGACGTACCGGAACCTAAAGGCCGAGCTCTGGCACAAGGCCAAGGCGTGGCTCGAGGCCCGCGACTGCTGGCTGCCCAAGGATGAGATGCTGGTATCCGAATTGGCGACGGTGCGCTACAGTTTCACCAGCAGCGGCAAGATCCAGATTGAGGGTAAGGATGAGATCCGTAAGCGCGGGCTACCTTCGCCGGACCGCGCCGACGCGTTTTGTCTGACGTTTGCAAGCGATGCCGTAGTGGGCACTTACGGCTCGAGCGCGAGCACGAAGTGGAATCAGCCGCTGCGGCGTAATATTCCGCGGTTGGCTTAACCTAAAAGGTGAATGCGATGAAAAAGACCAAGGCTGAGAAGAAGATTAGCAAGGTGATGGGCGAGTACGGCAAGGGTAAGCTGCACTCCGGCGCCGGCGGTAAAGTTGTCAAGAACCCGAAACAGGCTATTGCTATTGCATTGTCTGAGGCGGGTAAATCCAAACCTGCAAAAAGGGGTAAGTGATGGACGAAATGCAAGGTAAGGGCATGGCCTGCCCGCCCGCTACGGGCGACGTTACGTTGAATCTGAAGAACCGCGGCCGCGCCATTGAAGCGGCGATGTACGGCCCGGAGAATCCCGCGCTGCCTAACACTGGCTTTTGGCGCGAGATGGCTAAAGAGTGGGAAGTTTCGCCCGAGGACGCGAAGATGTCGCGGTGCGGCAACTGCGGCGCGTTCAACCGCAGCGAGGAAATGCTGCAGTGCATCGCAAAGGGTATGGGCGAGGACGGCGATCCGTGGTCGGTGATTGACGCCGGCGATCTGGGTTACTGCGAGATCTTCGACTTTAAGTGCGCTGCCTCGCGTACCTGCCGCGCCTGGATTGCTGAAGACGAAGAAGTTGAGGGCGAAGAGGGCGAGGGCGAGGAGTATGGCAAAGGCAAACCCATGATGGAGGGGGAAGACTATGAAGACTAAGCCTGCTGGCTTGTACGCCAACATTGCCGCCAAGCGCGAGCGCATCAAGGCGGGCTCGGGTGAGCGTATGCGTAAACCTGGGACTGCCGGCGCCCCCACGGCCGGCGCTTTTAAAGCAGCGGCCAAGACGGCCAAGAAACCGAAGAAATGAAGGTGGCAATCGTGGTGGCGAGCGTCTCTGGCAAGTGCTTGCCGGTGATGCTCGCCAGCTGCCGCGAGTACGCGTCCGCCGTCAAGGTCTATCTGCGCACGCCCGTTGAGGCTCCGCGCTACGACGTTTATCGGCAGGTGCGCGGCGCAGCGAATAACTTCGGCGCCGATTACAACGAGATCATTGATATCGCGTTTGCCGACGGGTACGACGGCGTGGTGGTGGCAAATGATGATGTTGTGCTGACGCCGACGAGTTACTACGATTTGCTCGATGACGTGGTGACGCTGCAGCACGAGGTGGGCGAACCTATCGGCTGGGTTGTGTCTCGCTGCGATTCGGCGCGGCCGATGCAGAATATTCGCAGCAATCCGTTTAAGCAGGAGCTGCAATACTTTAAGTTCCCCTGGGAGGACTGCATTTGCCCGATGGAGGTGGTCTCGCCTATATTCGGGTATATCTCGCGCCATGCGTGGGCGGTGGCGAAGTTCCCGCCGCTAAATTGGTACTCGGACGATGTGCATTGCCGCGATTTGGCGGCTGCCGGGTACGAGAATTTCCTATCGCGCTCGTATGTTCATCACGTCGGATCGCAGTCGACGGGGATGGACGGCGAGGCCTTGACTCTGGCGGCGGTTCCCTGGATCAGGGAAAATCGGCCAGAATACGCACTTGAGTGGTTTGGGGCGCAGCAATGACGATT